TATTATATGTGTTTTTAATATTAGTGAAACTAATTTGATTTACTAATCCATAAAATGCTGTTATTTCGCCCGTAACACGCAATGCGCCAGTAACTGTAGCAACGGGCGTTGTTAAATTAGTATTGCCAGTTACATTTGCTGTTAGAGTGCCACCTATTGTAGCACTCATATTACCCGTGCTATCAATGGTAGTGTTGCCCGTAGTTGTTACGGTAGTATTGCCAGTTGTTGTAATATTGCAATCCCCACCTATAACTATACTATCATTACCAGCTATTGTAACCGACCTGTTATTAGTACTTATTACTTCAATATCGCCGTTTTCTTTAAATTTAACATATGACCGAGTAAGAAAATTACCAATGGCAATTTCGCCTTCTTTCAAATCCTTAAAACGACGCTTTGGGTCATTTATAATTGCTGCCCTATTTTCCTCATGTCCCATAACGTTAAACATTAAAGCTAACGACCCCACTGGCGCGTAAGATGAAAAACCATAAGGATGTATAACCTCAACATTGCCAGTTTTTCCAGTTAACCACTTAACTTGTGCAACAGAAAATTGGCCACTGTCGGGTGTTTTCTTTGTAACAACGCCACGCTTTATTAAATTTCTAATAAAAGTTATTATTTTCATTACTGATCACCTGTAAATTCTAAAAATGCAATGCCTTTTTTATTTGCTTTTTCAGTAGCTGAATCAATCTTAGCCTGTAATGTATAGGCACTCTTATCAACAAGTGTTAATGTGGTAGTTGAGCCTGCATTTAAATCTAGATTATATTCAACTGATTTAATTAGTAATATTGCATTAATGTCCGCAAAGTCATCGGATACTTGTACTAGCATATTTGGTTGCCATAGTGTTGTGTTAGATTTATCACTATAATAGCCTTGAACTGTGCAGCTATATTGGGTTGATCGTGCAATAGATAAATTTTTAGTCCATGTTGCTAATTCTTTTAAATTGGTTGATGAATCCGATGTTTCAGATATAACTTCACTAACCCTACTTTCTCTTATATTACTGTCTATAGACTCCCCATCTTGGGATGATGCATTATCATATCCTAAATCTGATGCAAATGCGAAAGCTTGTATGTTTTGCCCCGACTGCAAGACGTATTTATTAAACCTTTGTGATAAATCGTAGCTAGCAGTTGCAGATTTAATATTATTTAAAGTATTGTTAATATTATTTTGCAAGACAGTTTCAGCAGTTGTTGCCCCTGATCTAGTAAGTGCAATATTACCAGTGCCATCCGCTGACAATAAAACCTGCCTCTTTCTTGCTAACCCTTCTAAAAATTCAAATAGTGTTTGACTAACCGGTGAACTTGAGGGATCTAAATTGCTAAAGGGCTCCAATGTCGAATTAGTGTTGTTGATTACTTTAATCACGCTCATATTATTATCAGCTAGTACTTTTTGAATAATACTAGTTAAGCTCATTCCGTTAAACTCTTTAACACCCACCAATGAACTATCAACTAAATCGCAAGTTCTATCCCGGCCACTAATTGTAATTGAGTGAGTTGATGAGTCGTAAGATACATCAACACTATCTACATAACCATTAATAACTTGATTGCCGTCTATGAACACAGCGCAAGTATTACCCGCTTTTATAGGGAATAAATTGCCAGGGGCTGTGGTTGCTGAAAAAGAAAAACTACCACTTATTGTCTCAATGGATCTAAATATAGATATATCAGTAAAGCCCTCATATCTATTGCCTGCTACTTCAAGTATTATCATTGCGTTAATATTTTTATATTTCCACTTACAAATGACGAATCAATTGTATTATTTAAATCTAATAAAGTTTGTGTGTTGTTTGTACTTCCATAATATTGATAACATAAAATACTCATTGGTATTTCAGGGGTGATTATGGTTGATATTTTAAAAGCATTGACTGATTGTTGCTCAAGATGCTTTTTAACCTCAACACGCAAATCTTTTAATGACTGTATAGTATCATCAGTTGCATTGTTATTTAACATAGTATAATCAAATTGCGCATCCAACCTATCTTGGATATCTTGCACATCTTCATCAGTTGTAAATGATAACTGTGGAACCGTATTATAAGCATAAGCAAGTGCGCTTAAATTAATTGAACTATTTATTATTTGTCTATTAGTTTCACGTTCAATATTTTGTACCGTAGTTTGTTGTATAGAGGACTCGTCATCGCCATAATTAAATAGTGATTCTAAAAGCTCAAATTGATCTCGAGCATTTTGCCCTATTGTACTAAAACTCTGGAACAATAACTCAAACTCACTAGCTAGTGTAGAGGGGCTATTAATATTATTATTAATATTCTCTGTAAAACCTAACAGAAACCCACTAAATGACGATATTTCATCTGCAACTTTTAAAATATTATCAGCATTGATACCCATTGAATCAGTAATGCCTGTTAGTATTTGTTTTGCACTTAGGAAATTAAGCGGATAATTTTTACGAACATTAAATATATTAGCTAAATCTTGCCCTATTAAATCGGCGAGTGATGATGTTTTTTCATTAATTAATGATATATTGTTACTTGATACGCTTGGATATATGGACTCATCAGACTTCTCAAAAGTCATTGAGAATCTAGCAATACCTAGGCTTGTTAGGTTTTCAGATAATGAATATGGCTTAGCAGTAACTTGTATGGAGCCAAAAAAAGGATGCACTAATTCACCGCGCCCCGCTGTTTTTAGTGCTAATATCAAGGCATCTCTATCTTGAATATAATTATTACCTGATATAATTCCTGTAATTTGATATATTTCTTGTGATTCTCCTAAATCTTCAACATATCTAATATTACTATTAGGATATTCGTGGCTTACCGTTTTGCGGCCTGCATTTGTTGTAGTTGATTCCACAAGGAATGTAATTCCCCTAAAACTACCTGCCTGTAATTGATCTAACAACGCCATTAATTACCTCCAGCCATTGCATGGCTATTCATATTTATTCCGAGGTTGCCTCCCATTCCAGACGTTTTAGATTGTGTATTAACAACCCTACTATTGCCTGTTGCTTCAACTAATATTTTACCGTTAATTGATGCATTTATATTTTGTGCATTTATATCAGTTGATTGAGGAGCTGATAAAGTTTGCTTAGATAGATAATCTGCAAACCCCTCCATGCTGGTTATACCACCACCACCAAAAAAACTACCCATTTTATCAGTTAGTTTATCTAAAAACTCGAAGCTGGGCATTACAGATGATATATAACCACCTAATTTTTTAAATGAATCCAACATAGATTCTATTGCGATTCTTCCTAAATGGAATACAACACGAAGAGTATCCCCCACTGGTTTAAATTTTAAAGCAGCTGCTGTCAACAGCCCCAAACCAACTACCGCCAGCCCTATCGGTGATAGCAATAAACCAATTCCTAATACCAATGCCCCTACAACAAGTAAAACCGGCGCAAGAGCTGCCACTAGCAATCCAGCATATACTATCATTTTCTTTGCACTTGGAGATAATAAATTAAATTTAGCAGTGGCTTTTTCAATCCATTGAGACAGTTCAACCATTTTTTCTTTTAAATTAGTTGTTTCTATTATTCCATCGCCCATAACTGCAAATGCATTAAACATTACATCCTTCATGGTTGAGAATAGACCAAATAATGTTTTTGATTGTCTAATCATTTGCTGGTGAAATATACCACCTTTACTAACCATACCCTTTAAGGCATTACTTATAAGTTTAAATGATAGCTGGCTTTTTGAAGCGGCATCTAGTACAGCTTCGCCAGTTGTATTGAACTTTTTAGCCAGTACATCGATAATAGGAATACCCCTATCACTTAATTGCAATATCTCTTCAGTCATGGCTTTCCCTTTGGCTTTTATTTTACCAAATATTGCTGCCATATCAGTTAATGGAACCCCAGCACCTGCTGATATATCGCCTAAGACTTGCAAATTACTAACTATATTTTTCTGTTTAATACCAAATGCTAATAATTGTTTAGTAGCTTTGCTAATGCCAACTAATTCAAATGGCGTTTTTGCAGCAAAGCTAACTAAATCTTTCATCAGTAATTTAGCTTTATCAGCCGATCCCAACATGGAATCAAAGCTAATTTGCATCTGCTCCATAGTGCCGGACGCCTTAAGCATCCCGACGCCTAAGAATCCAAGGGACGCTGTAACAAATGCCGTCATTTTTGCGCCAGCGTTACGTATATTGCGCCCTAAAGTCTTTATTTCAAGATTGCTTTTTTTAACTTTATTAGTAAAATTATTTGCAGATCTTGCCATGCGGTTAACAATAGGGGTGAACCTATCAACTGCTTTATAATTATAGGAAATATTAAATGCCATTACTTTCTGCCGCCCTTTTCCGTTCTTTATTTATTTTTGCAGCATAATCCTGCAATCGGAAAACCTCCGGTAGAGGCATATTCTGCAATTCTGTATATGATAAGCCCCCCTTATAAAAAACCATAAGATTAGCAATCGTATATTCTATTCTATTTGCATCTTCTTCAGTTGAGAGGCTAGCAAAAAAGTTGCTATATACTCCCCCATAAGTTTTTCTGTATCTGCATCTGACATGCTATCATACATTGGAGATGTTAATTTAATATCTCCAACAAAGCATGAATCATTAATTAAAATATCTCTGAAACTTTCTTGATAATCAACCAAGTCAACATTAGACATCATTATTATAGATACAACTTCATCACCTGAAATAGCGCCATCGCCTTTTTGATCGCCTGCATCTACGTCACCTTTATTATCAGCCATTGATTTTAATGCTCTAAAAAATCCTTGCTTAAGCTTTGCAGACTCACGCCTTTGACGATTGGACGGAGCTTTTAAAATAAGCTCTCTAGCTTTTTCAACTTGACCACCTTTGTGATAATCAAAGGGTGTTTCAACATTATAAACAAATTCACTTTTAAATTCAGACATATTAATCCTTTATTATATAGCAGCGTCAGCTTTAAATTCTAATGAAATTACAGAATCATTACCCAATGAAACCTCATAATCATTAGTCAATGCAGCATTAGCAAATGACCTAGTTAATCCATTGCCCGAGATGCTTATAACATTTGCATTTGCATTATTTTTCCACGTTAAAATAGTTTCGATATTTTCAGCAGTTGCTGACATGTCAAATTTAACCATGGATAAGTTAGTTTCTATATCATTCGATAAAACAGACTGAACCGACCCACCGCCAGCGGACTGCACGCGCACGCTTTGCTCGCCTTTACCTTCTGTATAAGTGCATGAATTGGGTACAATGGCTACTGATAAGTTATTTATTAGCACCGTTGGATTTGCTAAAGCTATAGGCATCTATTATCCCTCCGTTGAGAATGAAATTTGCA